GCACCTTGCTCTTGCCCTCATTAAACTGGGGCAACTTAGTGGGCTCATCTTTCAAAGCCGTTTTCACCAAGGGGCTTAGCAACTCACCACGACGCAATTGAGACAGCGCATCTTGAGTAGACTTGATCAAGCGAGAATCCAATTCGAACAACTTCCTACCATTATCTAAGTAATAAATCTTCAGATAGTCAGTCTTCTTCTTATTCAAACCAAATCCTGGCGAAGTCTTATCGCGCAAAGGTTTTATCCATCTGTTGCCATCGACTCCATTCAGAGCATCAAAAACACTCAACGGAACGGCGCCACCAAATTCAATACGTCTGAAAGCCGGAAACAATCCTGAAACATAATCATTCATCGACATACATAAGATGGAATGCCGAATTGATTCCATTGCACGCACTCCCTGTTGGAAGTACTCAGCATGATTCCTATCACTACGAAACTCAGGTCTTCCATGAATCCGCTGCCAGCCAGCTTTCTCCAAGAATTCACTAATGGGAGTAACCCTCACTTGCGAATGGGGCGTGGTTCTAAAATTGGGATTATACCCAGCCACCTCACAATGAGGCACTGGCAAATCAGCCTCATCTTTAACAAAATTGACAACACTTCGTTCATGAATTTCATCAGTCATCGAAAAGCAAGGTTCACCATCTAAAGGGGATACATCGTTCAAACCCACAAAAGAATAAGGAAAACTTATCTTTGAGGGTAAAACTTCATCACCTTCAGGAATAAGGACAGTCAAAGCATCCAATGCAACCAACATGTCCTTACGCAGAATCGTAAATCCTGCGCCTTTGCCAGTAGACTCTTCTCCTCCGCAATGGAACGAATATATCAAATGCGGACTGGTACGTGAGACAAAGGGTGAGCAGCAATCACCTTTTTGGGTGCCGCCATCAACAAAATACTGTCCACCTCTTCCGCGGTGACGCATATTATCAACCGATGTGACCGGTTGAAAGACGCAGTCAACCTCGCGGTAAGTGTCAATTCGTTTTAGCAGCAGCTTACCGGCAGTCTCCACTGAAGGAAACACTTCCGGAAGAAAAGGAACTATATCGCTCACTGTGAAACTCTTACTCAAGACAACCAAAGTAAAATCATTATCATCCATATTATGATGATTCTCTACGACAGCACCTCGAGTCTTGGCAGTCAAACAACCAGGAGTACGTTCCAAATTGAAAGTCATGTCTTCGATATTATCGCTAAACAATGACCATATGTGCTTTGGTATCATCATGACATTTGGTCGCACCATCAAAGCTACTCCTCGAGCTCTTGGAACTAAATTAGTACAAAGTTCGAACCTGAGTATGTTTTGCTTCAACTTGGCACACACTTGTTCAATTGTCATGGAACGCACCTCCTTAGGGGCATCCATCCGGACTATTTCTGGAATTAACCAATCATTCTTTTCAGAATGTCTCTCTTCGACTTCTTTCCTGCTATTAGGAATAAGATTACCTTCGGCCGTCACTCTTTGATACGTGACCCAGAAACTACGCACCATTGCTATGGTGGCGATCAAGTAAGCTCCAGTCAAAACTCCATCATAAAGCTTTCTATACGCACCATGCTCGGTGTCCACAATCATTCGATAAATGGACAAACGCGCGAAACGATTCAAACCTGAATATACTCCCAGAGCCAAAATGGAAGCCATGGTACCAAAAACCACACCTGAGGGAATGATCATGGAAACCAGAGCAAAGAGAGAAACCAAACCATAGATCGACAGCAAGATGAACCAAAATGTAAAATCAATATTCGAATATGCATGTTTCACAATATACAACATAAAAAATAATATGCAAAAATACACACTACTATGCAAACCGAAATCGAAAACATTCAATCCCTCTAGCCAATCAATCAGAATGATACTCCAAACTACTAATGACCTTATGAGCCAAACGAAAGGCGATCGTTTGTGGAATTCTTGAACACCCTTAACTGCAAAAAACAGAAGGTGAGTGCCAAACCCCTCAAGATTGGGCAACGGGGGAAGAGTCGCTATAACGTTCCATACTCTTCTCAAACCATCATGGGCAATGAGATCCATAATCAACGACGCTTGAGGTGTAAACCTACTAGTATCGGGCATAAACACATCCATATATGCGTCTACTTCTTCACCAGAAACTACACTGCTAACAATCTCACGAGATACTTTATACAATCCGTGCAATTCGCACTTCTCGTGGAAAGTCAACAGTTCAGGAGTCGACAATTTACTCTCAACATTAGGAGATATCCAATTCTTGAACCGCAACTGTCGCCGACCACTGTTCAAATCATCTCTCAAATGATTTTCCAAACCCATGGGAAAACTCTTCCTACACAGACACCAATCAACATTATCTGGATTGGTGCACAACTTACAATATGCGGGACGAGTTGCCAAAGAGCGCTCAACAAAAGAAGTTTGGTGTTTCTTCTCTTCGCGCCAGATATCGATGACCACTGGATAAATCTCAGACACACAAGCCCAGTCAGTGATGTACTTTTCAATGAGCCGTGAATCACGCAATTCCCAGCGAAACACTCTAGCCTCATGTATAGGTGGTTGTATCTCGCCTTCGAATGCCTCGGCCTTGCGCGTATCTAAACGCGCTGGCTCATCATCCATGGCGTAACGCGTTTTCACACGAACCTGTATAAACAACCATCTTCGCAAAATGGAAAAAGGCTCCATTGAAACTTGCTGGGCATTCAAATGCTTGACGTTGGTGGTACCCACCACCAACTTTGGTTGAAACTGGATTTTACCCTTATCTTCAGCTATAGCCTGGACACTAAACTTAGTGGCATTATTAACAATATCAATAGTACGTGCCACACCAGTCTCCCGTGGGCTCATCTTGTCCACGGGCATATTGCCCAAATCATCAGCCGTGATGACATTAGCATCCTGTTTCATTTGCGAATCAAAAGCGTCACGTTCATTAAGAGCCCAACGCCTATCATCTGAAACGTCGACGTTAAACTCCTGTCCATATCGGTAAATCAGTTCTTCCATGACAGTCGTTTTGCCCACACTAGAAGTGCCATATATCATAGCCGTTTGCGGAGCCTCTCGCATACGAACACTATTATTCTTAACATCAAGATTATACTGAATTTTCATCATTAGCGTCAAATACTGGCCATAAATAGGTTTTAGAGAAGGAACAATGTCCTTTCTCCTCAACTCAAAATTCAAATCTCGAATCACGTTTTGAACATCGCGTTCGAACTCAACAGGATCACGATTATACAACTTAGCATACGTACCCTGGAGGACTGAAAGCTCACGACTACGAGCATAGGCAACACGCTCGTGAATAGTGCTAGGAAGCAACATATGACGAATGCTACCTCCCCTAGAATACACGTCAAAAATTTCAATAACAGTCTCACTAAAACTTAACATAAGCAAGACTGCGTCAAAAGGAGTTCCCTTGACGCGTTCTTCAGCAGTGGATACTATGGTGTGCAATGTGGATTCCTCAATGAGAAATCCAGAGGGACGCAATCCACTAAATACCAGAAGAGCTAAACCTTGTTGTACGATTTTGTAACAAGGCGTATCTTCTATGCTGGTCATCAGACCTTTGACACCAGCTACCTTTGCTTTTAAGTCTGTCAAATCAAATCCTTCTGGAGAGACTATGTCATCCCATTTGGATTTGAAATATAGCAACACATTTGCATCAATATATTGAGCCAAAACTCCCAACGTTATCCTAGAAAACTGATTAACGTTATTAGCTTCGTATATTGCCACAAGATATGCGGCCACTTTCAAGAATAAAGCGCTAAGATCATAAGAGTCTCCTGACATCTCACGCAACTTCATCATATAACTAGTAGTTACGGAGAACTCTTCATAAAGTCTCTGATCGTGGACAGGATCAGCTCTAAAAATCTTGCCGATCAAACTG